GCGCCATGCGATACGCCTCGCATACTGGCGATTGCGGTGGACATGATTCGCAACAAGCCTAAGCATGGGGTGAGAAAATGAGAATCGGAACGCTTCCAACAAGAACGCCCATCACGGACCGTGAGAAAGTTGCCATTGCAACACTTGAACGCGATAGGGCTATCGATCGTGAACGCATTAGGGCCTGCGCCGCAGCGGCTTACGACGATATGGTCATGGAGTTGATATATCAGATCACCCAAACCAGTAACCTCAAATGCATCGGAACAGTTGCAAGGAAACAACTGATCGCCACCGTTCTTCGTGCCGAGAAGGATCGGCTCAAGATCATGGAGATCGGGGAGTATGTCCGCCGTTTCAAATTCATCGATGAGTGCTGAGGTTCTGTTGCCGCTTCCCAAAGTTGCGGGCGCAAACTCGCGATGCCATTGGGTGGTCCGGTCCAAGGCGGCAAGCGCAGACCGGGCCACTTCTTCGTCGGCTGGAAGGGGCCTTCTTCGTCGGCCTCTGCCCAAGGCCGGGTTGCGGATCGACTGGTATTGCCCAACCAAGCGGCTGATCGATTGCGACAATGCGCTGAGTCGTTGCAAGTCGTATATCGACGGGCTGACTGATGCGGCTTGGTGGGTGGATGACAAGGCGGTTCGGACCATGAGCATCACGGTCCACCCGCCCGATGGCCGGATGCGCGGGGTAGTGGTCATTCAGGCGTACCCAATGTGAACAGGGCCAGCGCTCACGCGCTGGCCCTGTCACTTCCATCGGCGCTTCGGTCAGCGCGGCGCGTACGGCCAAGGCGTGACGGCGTCCGGATCCAACCAAGGCGATGGCGCCCATCGGTGCGGCCCATCGCTGCCGGGGTGCCGTGGCTGCGGGTTGAATCCCCAAGGCGTGACCGGGTTCAGGCCGGGCAAGCGGTCAAAGCCCTCCCCGGTCCATCCTCCGCCCGGCAGGGGCAGCGCGTAGCCGTCCGGCCATGACCAAGCGCCGCCGGGCATCGGGAGTACTGGCCCGGTCCCGTCAGACCAACCGCCGCCGGGCAGGGGGATAATGAAATCGCACATAATCAAACAGGCGTAGATAAACATGACAAGTCCCTTCAGGTGAAAGTTAAATCAGTCCGCAAATGAAAGCCCCCCGGCAACGCGCCGGGGGGCAAGTGAGCGAGTGAGTGACGGTCAGCGCGTCAACTGCGCCGCCGTATCTAGGGCGAGTGCAACGTCATCCGCAACGGATCCGTCCCATGCGGCATAGGTGCGCTGCGCGGCGTCCTTGGTCCGGACCGAATGCGCAGAGCGCTCGTGTTGGATGTAATGGGTGATGGCATTTGCCGCGACCCACAGAGTAGGCCCAAACTGCGCCGATTCGGTATCAAATACCCGCGAGGCATGGGCCAAACCCGCGATCGCTTGCGCCTTGCGGCGTTCGTCCCATCCCGTCTTTGGGTTAACCGGGATCGGCCCGTCTAACTTGGTCAATACGTCTACCCATAGATCCTGCACCTGAGCGCGGCTCAACTGGGTGGCAGCCATGCCCTGCGCAATCTTGGCGCCGCTGTCGATGGTGTTGGACCACGATTTGACACAAGCGGCCAATTCCTCCACGCGGTTGTTAATGTTCAACGTATGCCGGAAGGACATACCGCGCCGCGCCGCCTTCAATGCAAGATGGAACGTGTTGCTGCAAACCACCCGGACCCCCGTGGGCATAAGGCGGAGCGCCAATGAACCATCATGGCCGTTTGCGATGAATAGATACGGCACCGTTTCATCACCCTTGCCGCCGTACTGGACCGATTCGCCCTTGACCAACATCCATACCCGCTTGCCGCCGCGAATGGATCCGGCGCTCTCTACCTCCGTGTTCCCGTCTGCGGATGCCCGCAGCGCGTAGGCCAATTCGGCCAATTGGGCGTTCTGAAACGGTTGGAAGTCCGGCCCGACAATACCCAAGACGGATTTGTCATCCGAACGAACCAACACCTTGCCCGTATCGGTGCTGACCCGGTATTCGGCCTGTTCGCCCGCGTTAAATACGCCCGTGATGGTGTTGGATTCCTCAACGGTCCATTCCATCTTCGCAATGCGCAGCGCCGCGAATGGGTTCATAGCCCCCGCGACTACGGTGCCAAGTCCATGCCATGCGCCCTTGGATGCAAGGGCGAGTCCGTCATTCTGTGCAAATTCGTGTGACATTTCAATTCTCCCAAAGTGGGCCGCAGCCCGGTGATGAAACATGGAACCGCGTCCCATGTATGGTGATGTGGCAATGATAAGTCAATGCAATACAAAGTCAAGCAAGAGTATCGGGTTCGATTGCCCGAATTGCAAAAACATCCAATTCGCCCGCTTGGGCCAGCGTCAGGAACCCAACCACCGTGGCCTGATGGATCTTGCTTCGGATCACCGCTTGCCGAATGATGGCAGTACGGCGATCGACCCGCCCCGTGAATACGTCATCACGGAGAAGGTCGATCGATGCGGATAGGGCCTTGAATGTGGTGTTACTCTTCATCGTCATCCGTTGTCCAAATCTCTTCGTCTGCCTCTGAAACGGTGCCGCGAAGCGCTGAAGCCGATTCCCCGGATAGGTCTAGCAGTTCCTCATACTTGGCCCGGCAGAACGTGCAAGCGCTTTCCAATCCCGTGGCGTAGCCGCAAGCCAATACCTGTCTGCCCTTGGTCACTTCCCAAGAGAATTCGCGCTCACTTGTTTGGAATATGGTCTTGGGCGGTGCTGAATCGCGCAGCGCCTCCGTCAGGAACTGGGCTAGATCGGTTCGGGTTGCATTGATGATGATGCCATCGGGATCGCCTGAACCAATGTATCCAAGGTTCATCAATAGCGCCGTGCGAAGCGAAGTCCGCAGCGGGGACGTCTCATCGTCAATTTGGATGCGGATGCGGATGCCCGTGGGCGTTGTGAGTGTGACAATGGTTTCCATGCTGGGTCCTTGAATAGGGGTGAAACGTCAGTATCGGCTGACGCAACACGCCCCCCCGGCAAGGAGGGGCGCGATGCGCGGTCGAGGCTGCGCCGGGTTCAGGTTGGCGTACCGTATTCGGCGCCCGTGACCGGGTCCCGGTCTGCGGCGCCTTCTCCGTCTGCTTCTGATCGCTCCGCCGGAGGCCCCGAAAGCCTCGTTTGCCCCGGCAATTGGGCGTCTGCAATCAGTTGATCAAAGTCGCGAATCATGGCATGGCATTGCGATTTCATATCGGCAAAGTACGCGGTTGGAATGATGAATTGGGAATACCGTTTCCCGCGTGAACGCACGGTCGATTCCATTTGCGCGGAAACGGTTTCAAACAGCAAAACGTACCGCCCTTCCATTGCCGTCGAGATCAGCCGCGCACGGGCTGCAAGGTCCGCCATGCCTTCCGCCTGTGCTTGGCTCCAACGGATGCCCTTGATGGTTGGTTTCGGATGGCGCGGGAAGCACAACGGATCTGCGGCAATGTCCAATTGGACCGACAGGCGAAAGACGCGGTTCCGCAGCGCCGCCAAGGCGGATTGCTTCGGGTTGCGGTTGTAGACGGAGAGAAGGTCCATCGATGGCGCGGCGAGGTTGTTGCAGACGATTCGGGTCATGTACTGGCTCCTGTGAGAGTGGCGAAACGTCAGTATCGGCTGACGCCATGCCCGCCCCCGGTAGGGGCGGGCGAGGCGCGGTCGATCATCCACGCAGGAGCGCAGCGCGGGCGCGTTCGGTTGCGTCACGGTGGATGTACAACAATGCATTGTCGGGGAATCCATCGCCCCAATTGGACCGCATATACAAGGCATCGCCGTAGTGGGTGACGATTTCGGAGGTTGCGTCACCGGATGCCCCTACAGGCGTCCACCCTGCCGCCGTGATGGCGTCTGTCATCGTTTCAACGGCGGTGATGCCGTCACGGATTGCTTCCTCAAGGGAATCGCACCGCTCCGCGTACGCGTCTTGTTGCCCGCAAGCCCATTGCTCCATGTGTTGGCGCCCGGCATCGCTGTTCCGCCAATTGCGCACGAACAATGATGCATTGATTCGCAGGGTGACGGTTGCCATCAAGGACAGGCGCACGGATTCCATGACTTCAATGCGAATCCGAAGATCTACGAATTGGTTGCCGATGGTCCCGGCGTGATCGGTTGGAAGGGTTAAGCGGATGAGGTTGCTCATGGTCTGAATCTCCAAATGTGGTGCGTGTGCGTCAGTATCGGCTGATCGCATCCGGCACTCCCAAGACTGGGAGTACACGGTGCGCGGTCGATCGGTCAGACGATGTACCAATCCTCTCCGCTGTTGCCCTTGCTGTATGCGGCGCAGATCTCCGCTTCCGATTGAGTGCCGTCAAAGTAGAAAAAGATTTCACAGTCCGCATCGTCATCGATCGGCTCCCCGTCATCGTCCGTCACGCATGGGACCAATGACATTGTGCGTTCGTGAAGTACGCCGGGTTCATCGTTGAACATGATCATGCATTGAAATGTGGTGTGGTCCAACGCCTTCTCCGCCGCGTCCCATGCAATGTCCGCAGCGCCCGCAGCGGTGAAGCCGTTCAATTCGTGCGGTAGGAATGTGGTGCAAGCCACTCCGTTCTCAATCATCCACAGGCGCATAGACGCCACAGTCTCTTCCAATGCCTCCGGCGTGGATGCGTCAAGATCGATGTTCCCAAGCGCGGTGTGCGCGGGCGGAACCAATGCGCTGAGCATTGCATGACCAACCAACAATGCTCCCAAGTGTTTGACCATTGCCGCATCGGTCATCTTGGGCGTCAGGCTGATTGGTTCGCGGAATTCGTCCGCTGCGGTGTATGTCTCCGGACGTCCAAAGCGCCCGCAGATGTTGGTGCCGAAGTGTTCGACCAACACAAAGCGCCCCGCCTTGTATTTAGTGCAGTCCACATGGCAAGCGAGGTAGCGCCCGGTTGCGTCATTGATTGCGGCGAGTAGGTTTCCTTTGAGGTTGCTTGCAGTTGTCATTGTTGAATCCTTGAGTGAGTGGGTGAATATGTGGGACGCCCCACATGCACCACATTTAACCACACAAACCAAATAGGGGCAAGAGACTTTCCGGCGATTCTGACAATTATTTGAGTTTATTTAGTACCGTGATGCCATGCCCACCCCTGCCCCCAAGCGCCGCAAGCCCGGTAGACCGCCTACGACTGCCCGTAGTGATATCGAAGCGGCAAAGAGGGATTGGCTAGCCGCGTTCCCTGAGAAGGGCTGGGATGGCGCCTGTGCGATTGCAGGGGTTGCCATCTCCACCCCGTCATCATGGCGGCGTATCGACCCAGCATTCTGCGCAGCCATTGAGGCGCTTGATTGCGAGATCGCAGACAGGCTAGAGAAGATTGCGGACGAAGCAATTGATGGGACGCGCATCATGGAACGCAGCGCGGCTACATTGCTGATCTTCCGGCTCAAGGCATTGCGACCTCGCAAGTATCGCGACCGCACATCCATCGAACATACTGGCGCTGACGGCGGAGCGATTCAGATTGACGGCGATGCAAGCGCCGGGGCGCGAATGCTCCGCGAATGGGGAGCGCGTATTGCCATCGATCGAACCTGATCGCATTGTCGCGCTTCGGCAGCGCGTATTGGCTTCCGGGTCCTCGGATCAAGCCCATTTACGCAGCGCATTTCGCGAAGACTTCGCGCTGTGGTGCGAGTGTTGCGCGTGGACCTATCGCGTGAAGGAGATCGATGCTGCGGGACGCGAACGCCCTGTCATCACGCCGCATACGCCGTTCGTCCTGTGGGATTGTCAGCGCGATGCGGCGGGCGAGATCATTGCTGCTGTGCGTGATGGTCGTGACGTTGTGGTGCGCAAGACTCGCGATATGGGCGCATCATGGTTGCTCTGCGCCGTGAGCGTATGGGGTTGGATGTTCCACGGTTGGCAGTCATTGCTTGTCTCGCGTGTTGAGGACCTAGTCGATCGCACAGGTGACCCCGATAGTCTGTTTTGGAAAGTGGACTACCTTGTCACCGGGCAGCCTGAATGGTTGCTGCCCGCCAAGGTTGGGAAGTTCGCAAAGGGCAGCGAGTTGCGGCAGCACATGATGCTGCGGCATCCGGTCAGCGGTGCAACGATCGCCGGGCAAGCAAGCACAGAACACATTGGACGCGGTGGACGGCGAACGCTTGTCCTGTTCGATGAGTTCGCGGCGCTCGACCATGCGGGTGCTGCATGGCGTAGCGCGACTGACTGCACTAGTTGCCGCATCGCTTGCAGTACGCCCATCGGCGCGGGAACGGAGTATGCGCGGTTGGTCAGCGCAGCCCGGACGAATGGGGAGCCGAAGTTGGTGGAGTTGATGTACTGGCAGCATCCGGAGAAGGGAGCCGGGTCAGTCAAGCGCGTTGATGCGGACGGCAGCGTCACCGGGTTCGCCGGGTCCACGTTCGTTTGGTCACCTTGGCTTGAGGACCAACTACGGCGGCGCGATCGGATCGACCTTGCGCAGAACGTGTTCGCCGAATCGGTTGGCAGCGGGTCCGCGTTCTTTGCATCCCACATTGTCACGGCGCACCGGGAGGAGTACGGCAAGCCGGAGCGGCGATGCGAAGTCATCAATGGCAAGTTGGAGCCGCAGCCGCAAGGACGATGGCGCGTATGGGCAGCGCCAAGCCGGACGATCGACTATGTGGTGTTCATCGATCCGTCATACGGGACCGGGAGCGCGAACGCTGCGGTGTGCATCATGGATGCGAACGCCCGTGAAGTTGTGGCGGAGTTCGTGGATCCGAACATTCCGCCCTACGACCTTGCATTGGAAGTCTGCCAAGCCTGTCGCAAGGTTTGGAAGGGTCGGCGCAATGCGCTGATCGGCTGGGAAACCAACGGTCCGGGTGCGTCTATGCAGCATGATTTCGAGCGGGCAAATTGGTTCAACGTCTATCGGCAGAGGCAGGAAGGCACCATCACGGAGCAGCGGACAAGCAAGATCGGTTGGACAAGCAATCGCCGCGCCAAGCGAACATTGCTTGGGAACCTCGCAAGGCAGATCGCACAGGGCGAATGCATCGTCCGCAG